TTGTAAATACAAATCATCAATATCGAAACCCTCAGATACAACACAATCCGATATAAGCCTATCAAGTACATCTTCAATAACATATGGGTCAGATTCTTCTTCATATATTAATATTTTTTTCATCTGACCAGTTGTAATTGGCTTTATTAAAAGTTTTTGTCCACTTCCAGCCAACACACAAGGAAATTCATATGTATCAACTAAATCTCTAACATTCACAGTTTTATTTTCACTCATTTAATTCTCCTCTTTATTATACAGATGCAGGTGTTGCAGTAACCCCTCCAAAAATATTTTCAACAACATGGTACTGATATGTAAATGTAACATCAAAAGTTGAAATCTCTTTATTACCATAATCTAATGTAATTTCACCAACCCCAGAAGGCCATGCATTAATCAAACTATAACTCATTACCCCTTCACCATTAACATCAATCTGTGTCAAATCAACCTGACCAAAATAATCATTTGGATTACCGTGAACATTGGTAACAGGATCATGAATCAATTGTGTCCATTTCAAAAACTGTGCCCTAAGATCTTGTTTGACATCAGACTTGAAAGTTATTGTGAAATCAGAAAACGAATTAACCCCACCAATTTTATACTCATTACCTTGCCAATTAGTAGTAATTGCTTCTATTGATTGTGCCGGTAATGTCGTAGAATTAACCAAATATGGATGGTCTTTATCAAACGAACCACCTTTACCAGTTACCTTGGCATAAAACAAATACCCTCTGGCAAAATCTTTGTATGTACCAACCATACTATCTAAATTAAAACCCATTTTATTCCTCCTATAATATAATGGGGTGGTATTTCACACCCCATTCATTTTCAATTAAACAGCCTGTGCTGCTTCCTCAAATGATGCTCCTGTTTTGGTAGCAACAAAATTAAGAACTATAAATTCAGCAGTTCTTGTTGGTTTGATGAGAATATCACACCACAATTCATTTCTGTCAATTCTTTCTGGTGTATTATTAGTCTCGTCACAAATAACCCTAAAGTCATAAATACCTCTTCTCGACTGAACATCTCTCAAGAATGGGTTTATCATATTAACCAAAAGATTTCTCGTTATCATATCATTAGGCTCAAACAAGAAGTATTTTGCTGCTGTTGATATTGCCTTTTCAAGAACAATAAACAATCTTCTAACATTAACACGATTGAACGCCGAAGATTTGGCCAACATTGTCTTTTGACCCCAAACCACTTTACCTTGTCCAGCGAATGATACAATTGGATTAATTCCGTTTGAATATAGAATGTCTCTATTTCCTAATTTCGGATTCCAAGCCAATCGTCTAACACCCGTCAATACCGCTCTGTTAAGACCAGCAGGTGCCCACCAAGGATCAGCCACATCATCGGTTTTTGCGTAAATACCAGCAATGTACCCAGATGCAGGCAACCAACGATATTTTTGGTTATACTTATCATACACCTCAATCCAGTTACCATAAATGGATGCATATGAAGTATTTTCATTAAATCCACCTGAAACGAAAGAACCAGTAGCATTTCTCCAATCCCTAAGTTCAGTTGTTTCATTACCTTTATTGTTCACGACAAGATTTTTTGGAACATCAAGAACTGTCATACAATCAAGTCGTTCTTCACACATAGCAATCAAGTCAGATTTAACTGTTTCGGTTTTACCAGAATCAATAATTAAATTAACATCAATTGTTTCTGGATCTTCATATAATCTATACGCTTCAATGATATCAGCATCAGAAGGTATCCCAGTCCCATTAGAACCATCACCAAACTGATAAAATACATCTTGGGAAATGGAAGATGGGAAATCCTCACCAACTAATGATGATACATCAGCCGATACTCTAATGTATGCCGATTGTTGATTTACAACATCCTCAACAAATCTTTTCGTTCCAGTCTCATCCAAAGCATCAGGATCAGTGGATACATTAAATGTTTCTCTCGTTACCCATACTGATTTTCTTTGTGGTTTCTCTTGAACAAGAATTAAAAAATCTTTTCTTGAAGCCAATTGAGAATCTATCTCAGCAAAAGACGAATATGCATCACCAAACAATGATTTGTCCAATGTACCATTCAATATACCTTGTTGAGTATCATAATCAAGAAATGCAATTCTAATATTATTTCCCCATTCACCTCTTGAACTACCAATAAACCATAAAAAGTCATTTGGGTTTGATACTTGAACATCATCACCAAAATCATCTGGATCTTCTGAGGGTAGAATAGAAAAGTCTAAACATTCTGCATTGATATCCACACCATCATCCCCACCAGAATATAAAATTACTTCACCATCCTCAAGACTACCTTGGCCAGGAACACCAGATCCAGTTAAATCATTGAAATCAATAGTAAATCCTGTACCATTACCACCTGTTGTGGCGATATTAGATCCAGATGTATATGCAGAACCACCATCTTCAATCGAAAATGTTAACACCTTTCCTTCACTATCAATTGTTTCAACTTTTAATTGAGCATTATTCATACCACCAACAACCGTGACGATATCACCAACCAAATAACCACCAACCTTTAACGGGTTTCCTACAACCAAAGATGTAGTTGGAACACCATTTGATCCAGCCGCATACCCAGAACCACCATTAATTAATGTTAATGATGTCACTACACCATTTGTGGTACTCAATATTTTAACCAATGCGTCTGGAGCATCTACAATATTACCATCAATTGATAAAATCTCCCCATCGATGTATGCATTACCACCACCGCTCAATACTACTCCTGTTACAACACCACCTTCAACTACTGTGTCAACCGTACATCCAGTACCACTTCCTTCACCAATTGACATACTTGAAAATTCTGAACATTCGGCCATAACTCGTGTGGCATATAATTTGTTTCCATATTTCAAAAATCCTGCTGCAGACAACAAATCCTCATAAGATTCGTTTGTTGGCTCACCGAACGCAGCGATTAAATCATTTTCATCGGTAATAAATGTTTGTTTTTTCTCAGCACCTTTGTATGTTTCTCTCAGTGCAATAACCCCTATACTTGTAGCAACGGCTGGAATAGTCGTAGACAAGTCAATCTCATTGACATCTACAAGTGGAGATAAATAAAAAGCCATATTGTTTTCCTCCTAATTAAATGTTTCTTATTTCATACCTATCATATATAAAATTAGCCGAGGATTCTAAATTATTATCCCCTTCTCTATAGGTCAAATTTATATCACCCAACATATTAATCCACACTCCTGTTAAATCCATAACCAATATTTCAGAACGAAAGTTGTCTAATATCCTGAGTGTGGCGTCTACTTTATATTGATCTGTTGAACGACCATATCTGTCCTTATTATTATTTATAAAAGTTATCCATTTATACAATACCATCCAGTTAGAAAATGTCGAATCAACGGTGAATTGCACGAGCCAAGGCTCAAATGTAATTGACCCAATATCTTGATGTATAGTACCACCCTGCCAAGGAACCTCAGTTGTATCAAGAGTCAATGATGGTATGACAGTTGTATGTATATTAAGAGTTAACCCTTGTGTATCTCGTATATTATCACCCATAGGAACCATTGGAAAAATAAGTTCAAAATTGGATGGGGTTGCTTTATTTAAATTTGTTCTCATTAATTATCCCTGTTTATAATTATACTATATATCACTAACTTGGTAGATCAACAGATGTAATCAATCCATTATTAACATGAACAGTTTTACCATCATTAACATCAAAAGAACCTGTAAACCCACCATTCCAATCCATCCACTTATGAACAGAAGAATCGAACCTAAATAATGATCCATCTGTAATACCACCAAGATACCCAACATCACCCAATTGACTTAACCATCTAGGCACAGTTCTGTTAGTCCATTCACCCGAATAATATGTCAATACATCATCATCTACTGGACCTGAACCATAACCTGAACCATAACCAGATGATTCAATATTAACATCACTCAAATCATTAAGTTCTTGTACATTGGAGGTATCGAGAGTACGGTTAACCCAATTACCAGACTGATACATTAACACTTGATGGTATGATGGATTAGTAATTATTACATCACTAAGTTCCCCTATCGTACTTGGTCCACCTGAAATAACACCATTTTCCCACCTCAAAGTAGAAGAATTATATATTAATGTATCCCCATCTTGAATATTGGTAGTATTGAATGGTAAATGTGGAGTTCTTATCAAATGAGCATTAAAAGTTTCATTTAACGAAATATTATATTCCTCAGTACCATTCGTCACAATAAAAAAATCAGAGGTGACATCAACTTCCGTGGCTATTTTATCAACATAATCAAATATTTTACCCATATCTTTTCCCCTATTTTATGGCTCTACTGTCTGTTCATATTTATATAAATTTCTAATGGTATCATCAATTGGGGTATCGTCATCAGGTATATCAGTAGCATATGTGTCACCCTGTAACCCCCTATTACCTCTTACCCCAATACCATCATCAACATCTTGGTCTCTTTTATCAAATGCATCGTCGGTTAAGTAATAATTTTGAACAACATGGTGAACCCTTTTAGTTTCAAACATCGGTGACATCAAATACCCTTTAACCCTAAATGTCAATTTCCATATCAAAATTCTATATCCAGCCTCATCAAGCTCAACTGGTGCCTCTTTGGACGCACTTTCATACACAACCTTTAATTCCAAAGAATCGGAACCAACCTTATCCATTTCACCATCAACACCTTGTATGTTTAATTCTGGAACGGTAATCCTAATATAGGCTTCTGGTGTGAAAAATGGAAATATTTGTTCAACTATCTGTGTTATATCTACCATATATTCAGCAGCTATTTGGAGGTTGAAAATAAAATCATATGGAACTGGATTAAAATACTGTTTTATGTCACCGTTATCAGATAATGAAATCTTATGGTTTCTGTTGACCTGCCTATCTTGGGCATATTCAACATTATCCAAATCAATCGCCATTATTGGTAATACCGTGTCTCGTCTATCTCTGGCCTCTTTTAATTCAGTCCAATACCATTGTTTGGTCTTTGGTGCAAACTTCAAAGGAACATCAACATACTTCGTTACAGCCCCAGTATCAGGATTAAATCTGGCTATAGAAATATCGTTGAACATATCGAGGAATTGGATTATGGTCTTCCTCATTATATTATAAAAATAGTGTTGTGATGCTGGCATTAATTATTCCTCACAGGACAATTCCATTTTATTTAATCTGGTATAATAATCATCACATTCAGCCAAATGATCCAAAGCAATCCTCTTGGCAATAAACTCAGATGAGGTATGCTCATATTCAACCTTTATTCCCATTTTCAACTGTTCAGGATCAACATCTTTTTCGGTAATACCTTTCTCTTTGGCCTTACCTTTCTTGATAAACTCTTCAACGAAATCAACATCCTCTTCGGATTCATTTATCGTGGTAGGATTCAAGTATCCAGATAATCTCATAATTATTCTCCATTGATAATAAAATATACAATTGTATTTATATTAATAAATCATTATATAAACAAATTATCTCATTTGACTAACGGATCTTGAAACTATATCAATGATTCTAAAGTAATGACAGATGTAATCTTGATTATTAAAATCCATCCATTTTTCTTGATAGGTCTCTTTCTCACTAAATGTAAAATGTGCAGCATTACATCTCAAACAAAATCCCACCGAACATTCCTTACATTTAATTGGCTCATCGTAACAAAATGATTTATATTTTATAGAACTCTTGATAACCTCTTCAATTACATTTTCATCATTTATATTAGAAATCAAGTGTTCATCATAATCAGTATATAATCCACCGTGACAAGGCTGGATGTTACCATTAATATCAATAGCCAACATATCATTACCAGCAGAGCACAAAGATCTATTCTTAATGAACCACTTAAACATTTTAACATTATGTTTTATCTCATAAGCAGCAATTTTATATAAGTTTTCATATAAATCATCATTGTACTTATTATACTCATCCTCACCATAATCTTCATGTAAATCAATAGTGGGGAAATAACCGTTACCGTCAAGATTTATGACATCAAGATATGCCTCATAAAGGTGTTTGAAATTTTTTGGTTGTATCGTACTCTTCAATACATAAAAAATACCATTATCCCTCAATTTCTGAATAGTCTTTTTTATTTCACCAGACGACCCCTCACCATTAACATCAATTCTATCAAAATCGTGAATCGGAGTACCATCATAAGATATTTGAACAACAATCTTTGGATGACCATTCACCTTCATTTTTTGGATTTGACGAAACATACCAATGAAAAAATCATCAACATGATACCCATTGGAATACATAAAGAACCTTATTCCAGTATCACCTATATATTCAGATACAATTCTCTTAAACAGGGGCTTATTTAATGTTGGTTCACCCCCCCAAAAATTTATAACCATTTCATAATAATTTGATTTATAGTAATCGGTTGAGCGAAAATCCTCTATGAACTTAATCAAAGAATCAACATGCTCAAATGACCTATTCTTAATCTCATTATTTTTAACCTCAAAACAATATGTACATCTAAGGTTACAATTTTTCGTAGAGTTTATATCTATATGAAAAGATCTTTTTCCATCCACTATTCAGTTTCCAATTCCTTTTTAATTTTCTCAATTGTATCCTGTAAATTATATTGTGGTTTAACATTTGGTTCAGGATTAAATCCACAAGATTGGTCGGAACAATCACCGCAACTCTCTTTAACATTTTCAACGACATTTGTATCAACGGTGTTTTCCTCATTTGCATTATTAATGGCCGTATTAATCATTGTTGATGTCATTTTAAGTATCAATGCTTTATATGCCTGTAAATCAGGGGAGTTTTGGTAATCCTCTATATATTTAACAACTTCCAACAATTTACTTACAACTTCCAACTTATTTCCATATTGTCCCATTTTATTCTCCTATTGATCCTATTATTGATTTTAGATACCCTTTATACAGGGAATTATCTTTTAGTTTATCATTTATATATAATGTATCATTGTATACTATCTTAAATAATTCACATACAGATGATACAGGGCTGGCTGATAACACACCATCCTCATTTATTTTTAATTGTGAATATGTACAACCAGCATTACAATAATTATACAACTTACAATCCTGACACTCCTTATATGTTCGTGGATCAGTTATATGTGGCTGGTTTAATTTATTAATATTATCCATATACACATTACCTTTGTCATCCATCAATTTATATTTTTTTGATGCACCAAACCGAGCACAAGGATACCAATCACCATTCGGGAAATATCCAACACCGTGACACCCAGCGAAACAACCAAAAGGTCTTTTACCGTATTGTGTGCCAACATACATATCCATCATAGCCAGATTATACAACCCTACAGATACACTCTGACCATCAAGAAAATATTTAATAATCCTATCAGACAATCTCCTACTCTCGACTCGAAACAATTCAATATCCCCATCAGACCAAATATCATCTCTAACCAATGAATAATCTGGATTGTTCATACCAAATTCATCCACAAAAAATTCAAGGTTTTCGGTGAGAGTTGATACCGTATTTGGGGAAATCATTACCTTTGATGTTAAACTCAATTGTTGAATCAATTCTTTTTTGGATTTATATTCTGACAAGGTTTCTTTAAATGTAACATGAGGACGGTTCATATCCTGCCACATTCCATCAAAAGACCAAGAAAATCCAACACCATTAGATTTGAGATAATCAATTATATCTTGAGTTAACAACAATCCATTGCTGATTATCACCTGAGAATTACATCTACCATCTTGTTTAAATAATGGAATTGCCTGTTTAATGAGATCCCAATTTAGCAACGGTTCCCCACCAAAATAAGAGATGTGATATTGAGAACATCCATAAGTATTCATCATCTTATGGACATTCTCAATATACAATTTGACCTTATCTATACCCATATAATTATTGGTATTTTCCATATAACAATAATCACACGCTAAATTACATTGTTCGGTTACTACAAATTCAGTTATTAATGTGTTCACAAATTTTATTATTCCTTTTTATTTAATGTTTCCTATAATACTACCACTTCGATCAAATGTAAACCATCATCTTCTCGAAACCCCCAATAATACAAGTGTTACCATCATTAAAAATTGAAAAAAATCCGATAAATTCATTTAATTAGATTTTTAATTTAAGACGCATCAAACACATAAAAAGACCCAGCATCTGTTCCTGTAGTATCTTCCGAATTAGCACCAACAAGACAAAAATAACCATTTCTAGAAATTGTAAGTGCGCCACCAAATCCATCACCGGCTTGAATATCAGATGACCATATTTTAGCTTGTTGTGTCCAAGTAGAACCAGAACGGGTAAATGTATAAACAGCGCCAGCATCAGCACCTTTTGTATCTTCCCTATAAGCCCCAACAACACAAGTATCACCGTCGCCAGAAATATTAACAGAATTGCCGAAATTATCATCTGCTTCCCCATCAGAAGCCATTAATTTGGCTTGTTGTGTCCAAGTTGAACCAGAACGGGTAAATGTATAAACAGCGCCAGCAT